TTCAACGGCTCTTGTGTTTGCTAATGACAAAGGGAAATTAGCAGGTCGCCGAAAGGCGTATTATCAATTAACAGTGTGTGATTACTGTAAAAAAAGTGCATGGGTTCGAATCCCTACAAGAGCCACCTTACAATCTCCGCGGCCGAGCATGAGGGCTTAAAACTCATGTAGTTTTCATAATTTTGGTTCCTTAGGTTTGCCCTCCGTAAAACGAGGTTTTTTTACTCTTGAGATTTCTTTTTCATCTCAAAATATCGAGCCAATAAACTTGGTAAACAGGATAACCCAATAAAATTAAATAATGTTTTCACCCAAAAATATTCGTTAATTGCCTTATATGGCGATTCTGAAAAATTAAATCCAAGTGCTCTAAACTCCTCCATACTGAACGATCCCAAAGAAATACAGCCAACAAGAATAATCAATGTATATAAGTAATATTGATTTCCGATTGTTTTATATTTCTTGTGGGCGTAACGAAATACGTTAAATAAAAATAAAGCAAAAAGAATCAGAAAGAACAATTGAAAATTAAGTGAGGACACATTTCTTATAATCCAAAATGGCACATAGATTGCACTAACCAATTGAAATATCGTAAGTGATAGAAATAGCAACTCATCTTTAAGAAATTGACGCATAGAGGCTCCCATGAAAGAAAAATTAAAGCTGCATTTTAGACAGAACGCCGATTTTTACCAATATGTAATACTGGCATTTTTATTTTTAATGATTATTTCGTTTATTTAATTTGACAAAAACCGCCATCAACGGATAAGATACCCCCACTTTCAAGCCGTCTCAAACGGCTTTTTTTGTATCTGAAATCCAAGGAATGCTTATGTGGAAAATTGAAAATGCTGATGAATTATCGAATTTTATTCAAACCCTAAAAAAACATGATCAGATTGATTTTGAAAAGGTTGAATTTGATTTTCTAAAACAGGTAAAAATCAAAATTCAAGGCGATCCACTGCGTTATAATGGCAGTATCAACTACGCTATCTGCAGAGCGATTTGTGAATTTCAAAATGAAATCTGGCGTACTTATGCTGAAATTAAAACAGGCAAACCACACATTACTCAGCTTACCCAAGAAGAAAAAGATGCGCTGGAAATCACTTTCACCATCAACGAAGGTTGCACAGAAATCATCGCCGATCTCAAAGATTTATTTAAAGAAATACGCAAATGTTTTATGGGACTAACAAACGGTATGACAGGTAAACAAAAAATCTTTACTTACACCACGCTGGCCATTTGTATTGGCGGTGCAGTAGTTGGTATGAAATGGGTTGAAAGCCAAAAAGATATTGAGCTTGCTCAAATTCAATCGACAGAAAAACAAGCCACTGAAAACATCGAAGCGCAAAAACTAACAACTATTCTAACCACCATTAAAGACGTGGCAAACCACAGTAACAATTCACGCTTTAAACAATCTATTCAATCTATTGAAGAGCATACTGAAAAAGCTTACAGCGAAGTAGTACGTGCTGCAAGTGATGCGGAAAATATTACAATTTCCAGTAATAATGCGGAAACTAAATTAGACAAACCGAAAATCACAAAAATAGTTGATGAACTCAATAGCCAAGAAAAAGCAAAAACCACCCCTGATGCCATTGATTTATACATTGACGGCGTAAAACGGCAAGAAGGGAAAATCACTATCTTTGCTCGCACTTTACAAGGCGAAACCTTTACCGCCAACATCGATAGCGATATGTTAGGCGATGAAGGTGTGAATGAAATTATCGACCGAGTAAAAGATATTAACACCATCAAGCTAAGTGGAATGGTAAAACGTCGTGCAGGAAAAATTGAACAGGCGACATTTAGTACCATCATTGTCGAAGAATAAAAAGATTATTGACAAAAACCGCCCTCAACGGATAAGATAACCGCACTATCAAATCAAGTCGGTTATTTAACGCTCCGATTAAAAAGCGGTTTTTTTATGCCTAAAATTTAAAATGACCAGATCTGGTCATTTACAATGGTCGGGTCTAGAGAGCCTAATAAAACACCTTCGGGAAATAAGCTCCGCCAGCTTGATTTGGTAGTTGAAGCCCGATCAACCCTACTAAGGTTGATCGAATTACTAACTGAAAATCAAGGGGCATAAAATGTCAAATCAACTTACAATTCTCAAAACATCCGTTCGTTCATACGAAAATTTATTTTCTTTAAACGATCTTCATATCGCCAGTGGCAACTTAGAAAAACACAGTCCAAGAAGATTTACTCGCCTTGACACCACCAAAGCACTGATCGCCGAAATCGAAAAAGACAATCAACACGCTTTAAAAATTATTCGTGGCACCAACGGCGGAACCTACGCTTGCGAAGAACTGGTGATTGCCTATGCCATGTGGATCAGCCCACAGTTTCATTTGGTGGTGCTCCGTGCATTCTTGGCAATGCACCGTAACCAACCGCAACAATTAGCCTTGTCGGAGCCCGAAAAGAAATTCAGTTTTGAATTTACCGAGCATGAACTCCAACAGCTTGTGTGGGCGTGGTTTGCTTTATTGCGTGGCACGGAACTTTGCCAAGTGCTTCACCCGGCATTAAAACAAATTGGATCGCACTACGCTGCACCGGTTCATGACATTGCTTACGAATATCGCAGCACTCTCCGTCAAGCCCATAACGTATTAACACGCATTACAGAGCAATTTGAATGCGAGCAAGGCAATAACTGGCGTGTCTTAAAACATCTTCGAGCCTACAACCCTAAAGCAACAGGTTTTCAGCTAGACATCCTATAAAACAACGCAAAATCCGACCGCACTTTTCCCTAAGAAATCCGTGCGGCGGGTTTTCACACCCAAAATTCAGCAAATTGATTAAAAAGGAAACAAAAAAATGAAACAACAACGATTTACTACCGCACTTTTGAATCAAAGCCCAAGCCGAAAAGAACAAATCATCCAATGGCTTGATGAATACCTACACTGGATTGTTTGCGCAGTGATTACCGCTTGTGTTTGGGGTGTTGCGCTAATTGGGTTATCCCTTTCACGCCCTACCCTTGCCGTTGATACGGACTACAACAATAACGCGGTAAGCGAGCAAATCTCCGCTGAGTGGGAGCGTAAAGCAAAAGCGGAGTGGATAGCAGAATTTGGTGATGTACCGCCGAATTTAACAACGGAAGGCCGAGTTTACCTTGAGCAGGAAACAGCAAGACTGCAAGGGTTGCGTAATGGCAAGTAAAGACTTAACGCGTTATTACAAAATCCAACCGCACGAGCGCGGACTTGGATTTGTTGCTATTGAGTACATCTACGAGCGCGGCAAGATTAAGCGACTTTGGACAAGCAATAATCACTGTGATGAGAGTTTGTGTGAGGTTGGGATAATGCGTCGCAAAGAGACAGTTAAAACCGTCCAAGGTTTGGATTTAACGCGCAAGTGCTTACATAAATTTTACAACTGGGGGCATCAGGATTTGTTATGAGAGGATTACAAACAGCGTGGGAAAATCGGCTAGAGGCTGCGTATCACGCACAAATGGAAGAAGCGGAAAGATACGAAACCGAGCTTGAGGCGGAAAAATCCCGAATTGATGAGGCCGCAAAAAACGGTGACGAATTAATGATTGATGCGATTAATGACGCAGTTGGGGCTTTGAGCAATGATGATTTAGAGTTCCAGTGGCTAGCCTTTGGTGCTGGTGCATGGGATAAATTAAGCGAATTCCGCGATAAAGCAATCGAAGTTGTGGCTAAAAAGCATTTGGAAAAAGGAACAAGACAATGACAACACAAAACACACCAATGAAATTATCTGAGTGTAAATCGCTCAAGGATTTTTTGAATCATCCGGTTATCACTGAAAAAATTAAATCTTTGGTAAATAAAAACGCGGCAACATTTACGACAAGCATTATGCAGATTGTTAATAGTAACACTATGCTACGCAATGCCGAGCCAATGAGTATTTTTAATGCGGCATGTATGGCGGCCACGCTTAATTTACCGCTACAAAACGGATTGGGCTTTGCCTATATCGTCCCATACCAAAACCGCAAAGAGAAAAAGACCGAAGCTCAGTTTCAGATCGGCTATAAAGGGTTTATTCAGTTGGCCCAGCGTAGTGGTCAATTTGAGCGCCTTGTATCTCTGCCGGTTTATAAAAAGCAGTTAGTCAAAAAGGACTTTATCAACGGGTTTATTTTTGACTGGGAACAAGAGCCAGAAAATGACGAAAATCCGGTTGGATATTACGCTTATTTTAAGCTAATTAATGGATTTTCTGCCGAACTATACATGAGCCATGATGATGTTGTTAAGCACGCACAGCGCTACAGTCAGACCTTTAAAAAAGGCTTTGGCGTATGGCATGACAACTTTGAAAGTATGGCGTTAAAAACGGTGCTTAAATTGCTATTGTCAAAACAAGCCCCTTTATCCGTTGAAATGCAACAAGCAGTCTTGGCAGATCAAGCGATTGTCAAGGACGCTAAAGACGGTGAGTTTGACTATCCGGATAATCACATCCAAGACGCGGAATTTGCCGAAATGAAAGTTGATGCAGAGGCGTTTGAAAACTGTAAGAAAAGCATTACAAACAAAGAAACCACATTGCAAGAGCTTTGCGATAATGGGTTTGAGTTTACGCCGGAACAGTACGCGGAATTAGAGGCATTAGAAAATGTACCGAATGAAAGCTAGATGCTCAATGCTATCTAGACTACTACCTGAGCCAAAAGGTGATGCAAAGATTTCTGCTACTGCTAAAAGTGCGGTGCGCGAGATTGCTAAATTTGATTTGTTTGGTTATCAATCCTTTGAGGGTAACAAATACACCGAAAAAGGATTACAGCTTGAAGAGCAAGCGATAAAGCTCAGTAGTCTATCTCGTGGCTTGGTACTTAAAAAAAATACTGAGCGCCGCGAAAATGATTGGATACAAGGTGAGTGCGATATTTACGTGCCATCCCGCAAGCTAATCATTGATACAAAATGCACTTATGACATCGGTACGCACCCGTTTTTTAGAGACGAGGCGGAAGATAAAGCCAAAAAACAAGGCTATGACATTCAAGTGCAAGGCTATATGTGGCTTTGGGATTGCGAGGAGGCGCACATTGATTTTTGCTTATTCCCCACGCCGCTTGATCTGATTAAACCGTGGGAAAATGAGGAAAAACTAATTGATTTAGTCGACCAAATCCCACAGAAAAAGCGGTTAACGACCGTAGTTATTAAGCGAGATGAAACAGTCATCGAAAAAATCAAACAGCGTGTCGAGGCGGCCCAAGATTATTATCAAGAGTTGATAGCTCAAATGGATAAAAATTGAGGTAATAAATGGCAGGAATAAACAAAGTAATCCTTGTCGGCAACTTGGGCAACGATCCCGATGTTCGCACTATGCCGAATGGCGATGCCGTGGCGAAAATCAGCGTGGCCACAAGTGAAAGCTGGAACGATAAAAACACCGGTGAACGTCGTG